TAGGGGGCCATCTCCACGCTGGGACGGCTTGGAATTACGCCCTCCACCGTATGCACGCCGGGGATACGGGCCTGACCCGTCTGCAGGTCATAGCGTAGGCCGGGGATGCCCTCTGGCCTAAAAGCCGAGGCAATACCAAGTTGCGACAGACCGCCCGCTGCGCCCGCTGCGGCTTCGCTTAACCCGAGTTGAGCGCGTTCTTGGGCGCGGATCGCTGCCTCTGCCGTGGGCGACACGCTCTGGATGATGGTGGGCTGCAGATAACCCAGCGTTCCCGCATCGCCCGCTTCGCCTCCCGCACCTCCAGCGCCTGCTGCGCCCCCGGTGCCGCGCAAGTTCGGATATGCCCCATCATAGGCCGCGCCGACATCACGCGTTGTGGAGGTGCCATACCGAAACGCGGTCTCGCGTTCTGCGTCAGCAGGGGATAGCCCCTGACTGATCATGTCCTGATAGAAACTCTGTCGCGTGCTGCCGGGGGCAACGCCTGCGGGTGCGCCCGGGGTAAACTGTTGTGGCAACGCCTGATTAGCGTAGTTAAAAACAACCTGCTGCCGCCCGTAAGGCGTGATGATGTTGGGATTTGACAGGATAGCCGAGGTCTTTGCGGCCTCTAGGTTTTCCTGTCCCTGTTGTTTGGCAAGCGCTGAATAATCAGGCGCTGGCGGTGGCGCTGGTGATCTTTTGCCCATACCGAGGCTCCAAGTATCGACACTTGTCGGGTGTCTGCGTCATCAAAACAATGTCTCCAGAGTCGTGCGCGGCACCTTTAATCCGCGCTTCTTCCGAAAACCCCATCTTGCTGACCAATGCGAGCGCCCGGGTATGGTTGCTGCTAATTGGCCCTATGATCTTATCAACATTTGCGACGTTGTACGCATAGTCATACACCGCCGCCATATACGCTGGGGTAACCCGTTCCCACGCTATGTGGCAAACCACGGATCGCCCGTTCCAATTCTCGTAGACCGTCCCTGCGACGATCTTGCCGTCACGCTCAAGGCCGATGGCGGTTGAGCGGTTAGGGTCAAACGCACCCTCTGTCTGCGCCGTGACCCATGCCCCAACATGGGGGCCGCTTACGATGCGCCAGCCCATCCGAGTTGGTACACAATGTCAGTAGAGGCCCACTCCAGCGTCAGGTTCTTGCTGCTGCTGTTGAAGTTAACGGCAGCGCAGTACCCAATGCCTTGTAGGCCCACAAAGTTGTTGGTCACAACCGTATCCGACCCCCAAAGCGCTTGGCTCCACAGGCCCGTATCCCACAGCCCATAAGCCGTGGGCGAGAATGACAACGCGCCCACAATGTCGGCGGTCTGAAAGTCTACGTTAACGCCGATGCTGATGGCGGGAGCGCCGTTGCTGTAAATCGTCGGTCGCCCACGGGTGAAATACTTGATGACACCGCGTGTCTCAAAGTAGTTAAACGCTTGCAGCGCCCGCGTTGGGATCGCCATGTCGTTGTCGGCGTAATCCGTTGTCCATGCCTTTGCGACAACGCCATTGGTGCCGAAATACGGTGTGTCGTCTAACAATGCCCAACAGTTTGCGTACCAACCCGTAAAGCGGCTCCACGCCTTCGTGATGTTGTTCATCACAAACTGCTGTTGTGCGCCCGTGCTGACGGGGATATTGACGATGAGGGCGTTGTTGAGCGGGTTATAGAGCAAACCCCAGCCGAAATTGCCCTTGTATTGGCGCGTTGCCGCTGCAAAGGCACCCTGTATCTTGTCTGATAGGGCTACTTGCGGGTCAAGCCGCGATGACTGCAGCGCAGAGGCGAGCGGGATCAGCCCGTCTAGCGTAATAACGAGCAAATCGCCGCCATATTTGGCTACGCAACGGCGCGAGATCGGCGCACCGACTTGCCACACGCCGATCAACGCCCATGTTGACGCGCTAGAGGGGTCGGTGCCACGGTAGACGATGATTTCGCCCTGATCGGTGACAAAAACGAGGTTATCGTCAACGCCATAGCCTGCGTCAATCGTCCACGTTGCCATCGCAATCAACGTGCCGCCGTTACGCGCCACCGACGAGAGGTCTAGGACGTTCGCCGCACCGCCAACCGACGCCGTGGGTAAATACCACGCCTTCAGCGTGTCCTTTTGGATAAACCACAAGCGGTTTTTGAATAGCGTCGGCACCACCAAAGTCGTTGTCGTGACGCCCGTGATCGCAGGGGTGGATGCGCCTGTGATTGCCGTCCACGATGACCCGTCATAGAGCCGTGGTGCGTCTACACCGTTTGCAGCGTACAGGTAACTGCCGCCCGAGGTCGTGATGTTGACGTATTCCCAGCGGCTATTGGTAAGGCCCGACACCACCGCCGCGCCCACAGCCCCTGCGGTCGTAACGTCATAGATGTTGCCGCCTGCGATGCCGAACATTTTGTCCGTGCTACCGCCGTTGTAGGTCATCAGGGTTTCAACCTGACCCGTGATGCCCGTGACATGGTTCTGGTAACCGCCACGCAGGCCAACGCTAGAGACACCCGGGAACAGGTTATCTAGCGTCACCGCATCGGTCGGGGCCATGTTGGCGAGCGAATCGCGGGCGTTCCAGCCACCCACGGGCGCGGGCAACGAGGCGACGTTGTTGCTCGTCCTTTGGATTAGCCGTCTGCGAACGGGCGAGGCCATTATTGGCTATCCGTTCCGTAGCCGCTGTCAGGGATGTTGTCGTAACCGATGAGAACGGTGCCGGGGCGCGGCGCAAACGAGAGGTTTGCCGCTGCCGTGTCCTGCGCCACCGCTGTCTCAAACTCCATGAGGTAATCGCGGTAAAGGGCAGTCGTGTCAAAACCCTTGGCCTCAAAATACTTGAGTTTTGTACCCAGCACCATTAAGCGATCTGGGTAGATGCAAGTGTCATCGTCAGCGGTAAACGAACTCTTGGGTGCGCCTGCCGCGCTTTCGGCCCAAGATCGGCTGCGGTACTCAAAGCCAAGGAGTTCGCCTGCGTTCATCCCCGGCCAAATCTGAAAGTATTTGCCGAGCAGACGCCAGCGGATACGCGGGCCGGTGCTGATATAGCCCGAGAGCAGCCATTCCCATTGCTGCGCGGATTCAGGGCCGAGCATTTCCCAGCGCTTGCTCTTGTCCCAATGGGTGCGGTTGACCGTGCTGTTGTAGTCAGCGGGCAGATCGTATTTGACCTTCTGGAAAATTAACTGGCCGCCGGTTTGCGCCTCGGTCGGCGCGTAGTTCAGCGTTACCGACGTTGCGGAGTCTACCGAGGTGATGTAGGTGGCGTTTGGGATGCCAACGCCCTGCACCTGATACGAGGTCGATAGCCCTGCGGTAGAGGGGATGCCCGTGATCGTGTAACTACTGGTCGTCCACGTTCCCGTAGTCGTCGTTGCCTCGGTGTAAAACGTATGCTGCTTTGTCAATTCACGCCAGTCGGCGCGGCGCAGCAACTCATAGCCACAGGCGTTCATCAACGCCAATAACTGCACGATGTCTTGACTGTTATTCCCCGCCACCGTCGTCGGGGTCGGAATGCCCAACTCTTGCGTGCATTCCGTAATCAACTGAACCATCGTGCTGCCCATACTATGTCTCCACTACTTTTGCGGGACGACCGCGCTTCGGCTTGTCCATCATGGCAGCCATCTGCGCTTGGAGTTCGGCTAACTGGCGCTTTGTGTCAGCCAGTTCTTCGTTGCTTTCGCTACGGTTCTTGCGGTTGAGGTACATCCGCGCCTTTTCGCGCATTCCTGTTGCACCCATGCCCACGCGCTGCAGTTGACTGTCGGAGGCCAACGCCAACTGCTCCACCGTCACAAACTTGAGGATGTTGAGTTCCGCAATCATGTCCTTGCTGACATCTTCGGGAAAATCCCGATGCCATTGCGTGAGCGGCGTGCCGATCTGTTCGGCGGCACTTTCGCTCTGCTGCATCTGGTAATACAACCATTGCCGGGGGAAACGCTGCTTGTGATCGTCGCGTACCGGCTGGTCAATGATGTTGGTCTTGTCTCCCGGGGCCATGATCCGCACATAAGACCTGCCCTTCTTTGGGCCGTCCTCGCGGGTGTAAAACTCAACGTGCAGTTGGGCGTCGGCGTTGTTGATGTCGCTGTCCAGCATTTCCTTTCTCCTGTGGGGATTGGGGCTTACAGGTTGTTGACCTGTGTTACGGTGCAAATTACTGACGGGATCGCGGGCCATACGCTTGTGGCGCTGGCTGCGAGGATTCTAGCGTTTGTGGTATCGGTTGCCCACATCAACTCAACGTAATTGGTTGGCTCTAATTGGATAATGAAATTCCACGCGGCAACCAACCGAGCAGCCGAGCCTTGCAACGCAACCGTGCTGGCTGAATTTGGCACATTAGTGCCGTTTTTACGCAGCCAAATGTAAACATTCGCGGTGGCTCCTGACGTTTGGTCTAACTGCGCCGAAAACTGAACGTTGTAGACGCCTTGGTTGTCCACAACAAGGCGCGAGGTCGGTGACCCAATAGACACGCCGTTGCTGCTATCGGTCGTGTTAAACGTCATGGCATAGGCGGTATTGATAGAGGCCGCCGTCTGTAAAGTAGTGTCTGAAAACGACCCGTAATGCAAAATCGGCACCGAACGGCCAAAGCCTTGCAATTCCTCCCACAGCGTATTGCTAACGGCATAAAACATAGCCGAGCATTCTGTGTTAATCGTGCCAAATCCCGCGTTGTTAATGGTATTAGACGCGCTGTAAGGGTATACCGTTAAAGAGTTTGCCCCGCCGTTACGCACGATAATGGTTGCGCCCATTTCGGCCTGCGGTAATTTAACCCCTGCGCCTGACCCTACCGTTGTGACGTTGTTGTAAACGTAAGTCAGTTGCGTTGCGTTACCCGCTGACGTACCCGCTGCGGTCACCGATGCATTGCCATCGCCGCAAATGGACACCGTGGATAATTGGCTGATGCCGCTACCCAAGACTCGGGACGGGATCGCCATTACGCCGCCTCGGCGCGTTCAGCCCTTACGCGCATGATCTCTGCGATCAGCCCCGGCCCCTTAACGTCTACCGTTACATCGGGCATGACCTCAAAAATCTTCTGAAATTCGTTGGCCTGCTGGGCCATTGCCATGTTGCAATTAAACTTCTTACCCGTTGGGCCGCCTACCCAAATATCTACCGATGGGCCAGTTGTCTCGCCCGTAAATCGCTTGAGGCCGTCTGCGCGGTTGCAGGAGTCGTAGCCGTAAAGCGTGAAATTGCGGAATCCGAGGATGTAACCAATGTTGATGGCACGCAGACCCGAGGTCGTGCCGCCACCGATGGCTAACTTGTTTGGCCCCAGCGCCTCCATCTCTGCCCCCGGCGCCCATGAGTGCCACAGTAACACCTTCTTGCCGTTAAGGTAGTCAAAGGTGGAGGGCGGGCAGCGCGAGGCGGGCATATAGGTCGTGTGGTCGTTTAGCCGCTGGATGCCGCTAGTGCGGTCGCGGGGGTCAAGGTTGACCCACAGATCAGGCTCCACGCCGTTTGCGACAAGGTAATCGTGCGTGGCCTTAATGCTGACAATTGGTCGCCCTGCCTTGCGGTGGGCTTTGATCTCGTCAATGTAGTCAGGCATAGACCACCCGCTCGCCACCAGCACCATGTTGCCATCGTGTTTGGTGGGAGCGAGGGTCAGTTCTGGTAGACCACGGGCCAGCGCCGAGCGGATGTTGGAACACAGTTCCTCGTCCGTCCCTGCCGCCTGTACCGTGATCTCCAGAGGCTGCATTAGGCGTTCAGACCCGTCAGAACGTGCGGGTAACCCGCAACGCAAGTCGGAGCCGAGGCCGATGCCGCCGAGGTGGTTGCCACAAGGCCCGCCACCAAACCCGCCGTCACGGTGGCGTCGTCAAGCGAGCCAGCCGTTGCGGTGGTAAAGAGCGGGACGTTGGGCTGACACGCGATCAGCACGTTGACACGCGGCTTGCCGCCCAACTGCACCCAGCCGTAGTAGGCCGAGGCAATGGAGGTCTGGGCAAAGCCAATGGCCTTGCTGTTAGCCGAGTTGGTCGTGGTGAGCGGGACAACGGTGTTATCCACACGGACGGAAACCGCCATGTAGGTAGACACCGTGGACGCCGCCTGCACATAGACCGCCTGACCGCCATCATTTAAGTTAACGGTCGTGCCGGTGGCAAACGAGGGCGTGGTGTCGGTGTAGTCAAGTGCAACACCGATCAATGCACTAGTAGAAATAGACATTTCTATGCCCCCTTAATCAATCAACACGCCTTGGAACTGACTGCCCGAGCAGGTGAGATTCCCGGCCCAGCCAATCAATTTCACAATCGCGTCTTGGTTAACGGCCTGCCGCTCGCCGCCAATCGGCACAAAGTTGCGATCCTTGTGCGGACGGAAGTGCAGGTACTTGGTGTTCAGGAACCACATATGGTTGGCGTTTCCCGAACCGCTGTTGTAGGTGGACGAACCGATACCACCGTCCAGCACCACGTCGGAGGCCATGCCTGCGCCGTAATACTTGAGGGAGGCGAAGCCCGCGCCAGCCATGCCCGACCCAGAGTCGGTGATGCGCTGGATGTTCTGCAGCGACTGCAGGTAATAACGGTAATAGTTAT